CTGAGCGGCACTTGGGCCGAGAATGAAACCATCAAGGTAACGGTTGACGATGACAGCGTCGGCATCATGGGCTACACTGTAAAGAAGGAAAACCACCTCCTTGTCGAGGTTCAGGCAGACCCCTCCGGCGGCGAATAATTGAAAACGAGGGAGCCTCGGCTCTCTCTTATATTTTGAGGTGATGTAAATGGCGATTGATATAACTGGCTTCCAGCGTATGCGCAGGGAGCAGATAAAAAAGGCAAGGAAGGAGGCGGAGGCCAAATGCCAGAAGAATTTGAAACCACAATCACAGTTGGAGAAAACAGCTACATCGACATCGAAGAAGCAGACGAATATTTCGCAGGCCGCCTCCATGCCGAAAGCTGGGGGCAAGCAGACGACGAAACCAAAGAAAAAGCCCTCAAGCAAGCAACAAGGGAAATAGACCGACAGCCACTGACGGGACGCAAGGCGGCAGACGACCAGGCGCTGGCCTTTCCCCGGTACCCGGATACGGAAGTACCTGTAGCGGTCAAGGACGCTTGCTGTGAAGAGGCACTGGCACTCCTTGAACGTGGCAATAATCAAAGGCGCAAGCTGCAGCAGGAAGGCGTTCAGAGCTTTACGCTAGGCAATTTAAGCGAGACCTATGCTGCAGGTGCTGGGCGTGGTCTAATCGGTCAGGAGGCAAAAGAGCTACTTAAGCCCTGGCTGCTGGGGAGCGTGTTTATAACATGATACAGGGCTATCTTAATCAAAGTTCTACCTGGTACAAGGTTATTGGTCAAAATGAATACAGCGAGCCTATATTAGCCGACCCAGTAACCGTTAAAGTACGATGGGAAGGCAAGCGACGTCTGGTGCGTGACAACGAAGGCCGGGAGGTAGTATCAGAGGCTCGGGTATTTTGTACTGAGGCCGTGAAGCCGGGAGACGAGCTGGAGCTTGACGGGCGCAGGTGGCCGGTAATTGCTGTTTCAACTGTTCCTGACCTGAGCGGCAAGGAAGCCTACAGAGAGGTGGCGGTCTGATGGCAAAGAACAAATGGCGCATTAAGGAAGCTGTTAAGATAGCAGAGGAAGCTGGGCTGAAAGCGCTGCGGACCGGTGCAGAGGCAATACTCACTGAGGCAATAGACGAGGCACCTATAGATACGGGAACACTGCGTCGGAGTGGTACTGTTACCGTTGGGAAACTACCGGACGGGGAGAGGGTGTTTGAGGCTGCCGAGGCCGGGAACGAGATGAAAGATGCTTTTCCCGGCAAAATTGGCAAAGAAAAAGCCGTTTATATCAGCTTCAATACGCCGTATGCCCGCAGGATGCATGAAGATTTAGGTTACACGCCAAAGAGAGGCGGGGGGCCTAAATACCTTGAAGACCCGTTTAACCGGCTGAAAAAAAAGGTTGTAAAAATGGCTGAACTGAGGATTAAAAAAGCCCTCCGGGATGCAAAGTGAGGTGATGCCGATGTGATGTTAAAAGAAATAGGCACATACCTACAGGGCCAGGGAATAGGAACGCTGGGAACAGATATATTTCTTGGCTTGATGCCCGATGAACCCGACAACTGCATAGCACTGTTTGAGTATGCTGGCAGTCCTCCAGACTTGCACTGGGAAGGCGAATATCCAGGCCTGCAGGTACGGGCCCGGAACAAAAGCTATGCGGCTGCAAGGACAAAAATTGAAGAGACAATGAAAAAACTCCATGGACTACATGAACAAATGCTATCCGGCACCCGGTATCTGCTCATCAAGGCCCGGGGATCACCGGAAATACTGAAACGAGATAACAACAACAGAGTCGAACTCTTCGTCAACTTCGATGTTATAAAAGAAGAAATCGACTTAGCTTGGGACAACCTCAGGGATATAACTTGGGGAGATTTCATTAAGAGGAGGTAATTGTATGGCAATAGCAGGATATGGCGGAGCTGTGAAGCTCGGCGCGAATAAAATAGCGGAAATATCAAACTGGTCTTTGGACTTGGGCGCAGACGATATTGAAATCACCAGCTTTGATTCGGAAGGGTGGAAAGAATATCTGGCTGGTCTGAAAGAGTGGTCCGGCAGTATCGAGGGCAACCTCAAAACTGACGATACAAACGGACAGAAGGCGATTCTCACTGCGTGGATTAACGGCGAAACGCTGGAATTTACCTTTGAGGTTTCCTCGGGCGTGTCATTCCAGGGTGAAGCATTTGTAAAACCCTCGATTGAGGTACCGGTGGATGATAAAGCATCGTTCTCCTGTGATATAACAGGCACAGGCGCATTGACGCTACCAACTAAAGGAGCGTGAGCAGATATGGCTATAACTGGAATGACTGGAGCGGTGTACGTTTCTGACGTTAACACCGCTCCGGAGTCTTTTTCGGACAAACCGTGTACTGGGGACACTGAGAGAAAACGCTATCAGATTAATGATACAAGTTTACGGTATTGGGACCCGACTTATCCGGTACTGGTTGAGGTAAACGGGGAGCCTGTCCTGTCTGGCTTCACCCTGGAACATGCCGGGGGATATATAGTATTCAATAATGCCCTGGACGCCGGAGATGAAGTCACTGTGTCCGGTAAAGCCTTGACACTTATTCAGGCGGGTGGTTTCTTCAACTGGAGCATTGACGGCGACGCCGACGATGCCGAGGCCACGACATTTGAAAGCCAGGGATGGAAAGAGTTTGCCCGGACGCTGAAAGGCTGGTCCGGGAGCGCTGAAGCCTATTGGGGCGACACGCAGTTTTACGATTCCCTGGGAGAGACCGTGGTCGTGAAGCTTTACATTGACGCAGGGCCGGCTCAGGATTGCCTAGAAGGGTTCGCCATCATCAACGGCGACGGCATTGAAAACCCTGTAGACGGGCTGGTGCAGGAGTCGGTGGAGTTTACAGGGACCGGGCCGTTATATCTGAGGTTATAGGAGGATATTTATGCGAAATAAAAC